ATTCACAACCCACGACATCCGGGTCGAACTCCTCCAGGACATCGTCAAAGAAGGACGCGATCACCTCCAGCCGGGCCTGGTATTCGCCGCGTAGCAGGATCTTACCGGGAGAGCGGTCTTCCACGATCCGCCCGGCATCGAAGTTCGTCTGCCAGATCACCGCCGTTTCATGACGGCGGATGTCATGGTCCAGGACAGACAGGCCCACATGGGAGGACCCGTTATCCACTGCCAGGATCCGCGAGATGAAGGAGCGCGGTCCATCGTACAACACAAGTGGCAACATAAGACGCGACCGTGGGAGTTACCTCCCACGGTTCCATCTGCTTAGGACCCGATGGTCTGGAGGGTCGGGATGGACTGGGTGGCCAGCAGCGGCACCTGGTTGCCCACCTCGAAGTCCAGGTTGAGTTCCTGGCTGTTGTAATACAGCGCCTTGTGGTCGGCGCTGAAGGCGTAGACTTGGCACCCGACCACGTCGAGGAAGTTCACCGGACCGTTGGTGCTGTTCACGGTGTACTGACGATCCGCGCCGGTGCACAGGCAGAACTCGGACATGATCGCGTAGCGCTCATCGCCGTTGTTCAGGATCTTCGCCGCGTTCACGAACTCGGTGATGGCGTTCTGGTCCAGGACCACGCTGCAGATCGCTGATGCGATCAGGCTGACGTCAGTGGTGGTCACCGCGCCCGTCACCGGCAGGTCCGGGACAGACGGGTAGAGGTTGCTCTGGTCCGGGACGAACACCTCTTCGATCGGCGGACTGCCCGGCTCGGTGGTGATGCGCTTCATGACGATGTTGATGTCGTCCGGGGTGATGTGCAGGCGCAGACCCCAGTAGACGTACCACTGCGCGCCATTGATGGTCATTTCGGTGCGCAGGCAGTACTTGGCACGTTCAGCCAGCGTCAGGTCCTGCTCCACGGGCCGGATGCAGAAGGGAATCGGGTTGTAGGGCGCAGCGTTGTCGGCCATGTGGTCGATCACCGAGGTCAGGGCGATGCCATTGGTTCCGGGGACGCTGCGGTGACCCCGGTTACCCGCGACCAGGTACGACAGCTTGACCTGTTCGCCCGCCACGGGGCGGTCGTTGCCATTGATGCCCAGCCGTTCGTTGATGGTGGCGTTGGCATCGATCACGGGGACATGGCCGAACAGCAGGCCCAGCAGGGCCTTGGCGCCGTAGACAGTAGCTTGAATCGTGTTCATGGAAGGTCCTTAGAAACGAACGGTGACGGGCGGCACGTAGCCATGGTCGAATTTCTGGTCGCCAGGAACCTGGCTGCTGGCGTAACGGTAGCCGATCTTGAGCAGACCGCGCAGGTTCGAGCAGCGGTTCGACAGGCGGAGGCATAACACGTAGTTGTAGCTCTCGCACGTCAGCGGTTCGTCCACGGTGACGAACCCGTTGTAAACCACAGTGGCCCCATACAGGTTGAAGGGGGCATCACGATCCACCGAGACCCACGCATCATGGGTCAGCGAGTGCAGCAGCTGCGGGAGTGTGTTCTCTACGCCCAGTTGTGTGTCGGTTTTGTAGCTGTAGAGCACCAGCTCGATCTTCCGCCGCAGTGACGTCGGGAAGACGTCTTCACTGACATAGAGCTCGCCCTTGGGAATCAACAGGTCCACGGGCGGTAGATCAGTCCGCCCGTCTGCATAGAAGGCCCGCAGGTCCATGCGCGAATCGATGCCCTTATCCAGCAGGGTGATCGAGGGACGGACGTGCACGGTGAGCTCACCGATGAAGATCAGGTGCTGGTCACTGAAACTCAGGCGGAACGTCATGTTCCCGGCTTCGGGCAGTTCGCTATTCCCGCCTGAGCCTGGATCGAAGCCATCCAGGTCCGGGATGGAGAGGTTCTCTTGGATCGGCTGTGGAATCTGCGTGAAGTCCACCAGGTCCGATTCCAGGTACAGCCCGCACTGCTTAAAGAGGGCCTTGATCAGCCCCTCTTTGGTCTGGTCGGTGCTGTGGATCGTCAAACTGGACTGCCGGGCGGCGTCCTGGATGTCCACTCGCCAGTAGGTCAGCGTCTTGGGCTGGTCCTGGAACCCCAGCTCCGAATTCAGGCGGAGCTGGACCTCTGTCAGGCCGTAGGGCGACTTGGCCACCGGATCCCCGAAGAACAGGTCCGTCGGGGCGAAACGCGTGTTGTTGTGCGCGTTGATGAAGTCCACCAAGATATCCTTGGAGGGCTTGTCATACCGCGACGTGATAGGGGTGTGAGACATCTCTACTCCTCCGGTTCAAAGCCGGGCAGGGAAGTCTGAACAATGACACTGCTCAAGTGAGGATGGTCTGGAATGTTCAGGCCAGTGAGCGTTCGCTGCGCAACCACGCTGGACAGCTCGATGATGGAAGGTGGCGGGAGCTGCAGGCCGCTGAGCGTGGTGTTGAGAACCACCAGACTCAGGGCGATGTCCGTGCCATAGTCAGGACCTACCAGGCCATCGAGGATATTGTTCGGGAACGCATCTGCCAGCGAGATAACCTCACCGGGTGTATTCAGCACTACTGTGGTTTGACCAACCCACCTGAGCGACTCCGCCTTTGCCACCAACGTGAACGTGTCCGTCTCGATGAGGGCGTTTTCGAAGTCGTCCTTGTCAATGGCAATGCCCGTCTGCAGGGCTATGTTGTTCACGATCCCCTCCACCGTCAGCGGTGGAGTCAGGTTCAGGCGCAACTCACCAAAGACCTCCGCGACGTCCAGGCGACGGTAGCGGTAGGTAAAGGATCCCGTGTAGGGCGAGGGGAGGAAATCGTTCTTCGAATCGAACGCTTCAATCACCACTTGTGTCTGGTTCTCGGTCAGGGCAGTTAACCCTGAGACCCGAGCGTACTCGGGTCGGAGCATCAGGTTGAAGTGGTTGTTGGCCATGATCAGCAGTGCTACGGAGGGTGGATACTTCAGTAGCCGTAGCGTTTCAGACATGGGGTGTTATCCATCGGGTGGATTATTGAGTCCTGGTGTAATTGACCCAGACCTCGCCAACGTAGCAGAGCGAGGTGGGCGCAAAGCCCACGGCCAGCAGCCGGGTCTCGCCGACTTGCACAGGCGTTATGACTTGACTGGCCAAATCGGCAGTGCCGATGGTGCACCCCAGGGCGGCGGATAGGGCCGCCGCCAATGTCTGGGTATTGGTCAGTGCACCGCCCGACAGGGCCACCGGGAAGCGCGAGGTCTTCTCGAAAGCCCGCCGGGCGTAGTAGATGTCGACCGACCCAATATACGGCAGCCCGGAGAACGTCAAGGTCAGCTGGGTGTTATCCCCCGCTTCCGGCAGCCCATTGACCACGGGGGTGCCGAGCGAGTACATGGTCGATGTCAAGGGGATCTGCAGCGACAGCGCGTTGGCCATGTTCAGCGACTGGGTCAGCAGGCGCTTGAAATCGGCCGACTTGAAGCTCTCGGTGTGGGGGAACCCGTAGGTCTGGACCAGGATCATCTTCTCGATGTGGAAGAGGGCGTAGTTCAACATGGCCGAGAACTCCCCGACCCAGCGGTAGCTGTCCGGGCTGGCAATCAGGCGCGCCGCCCCCAACTGGGTAAAGGTGTCCTCCACCACATCGTCCTCACCCACCGGAATCCCGGCTTTCTGGAGGATGGTCCCCAGGACCTGCCAGGCTTGCGCCGGCAGGCTGGTCTTCACGGCCTTGGTCATGCCCTGCAGGAAGCTGGTCAGGTCCAGGCGGTTATAGAAGAACTCCTGCTCCCCTACGATCCCCCACAGTTCCACCGGCGCGCGGGACTTGTCCACCGAGACGGTGACCGAGGTCCGTACCCCGTCCACCGCCTTCGGCTTTTCAATCCTCAGGTGCGTCGCCAGCAGGGGTTGTTTCAACACCTCCCCTAGCTGGGCGCGCAGCGCATCCAAGGGGTACATCCGCAGTAAGGTTTCTGGAGCAATCATTGGTTATCCTCAGACACCCAGCAGGAGTCTCCTCCGCGCGTCGGTCAGGGTCTCATAGCCCGCCAGCTCAGTACCCGTGATCCAGCCATCAAAATCGTCATGGATGACCGGTTCATAGCCGTAGTAGTCGTCTGGTGCCTGCTGGATCGTGGAGAGGTCCACGACCGGCTTACGCAACAGCCGTACCCGCGGCATGGGCGATTCGATCGGCAGGGTTTTCTTGGTCGAGTGGAGGAGGGTCACATCCGCCTTGACTGGGATCCACTGCCGGATGGTCTCGGCCTTGGCCTTTACCTCCATGACGTGGGTCGGCGCCTGGACCTCGGTCGCCACCGTGTGGTGCGCTTCGACATCCAAGATGGTCGGGCCGGGGTTCTCCACCTGCGTCAGCTGATACCCCTCGATGTCTGGGATGGTCAGCTTCGGGAACTTGCCGTCGATGATCTTGAGCGGGCTGTCGTTGATGGTCTGGATGTACTGCACCGTGTACGACGAGAGCGTCTTCATGATCCGCAGCATGGCGGCATGGATCGCCCGGGCGGAGTTGGCCAGGGTCAGGTCCGCACCCGTGACGGTCGCCAGGATGGTCGCGGCAATCTGGTCGTACTCCAGCCGTCCCATGGAGCTGGTGTCGATCTCCATGGACTCCAGCCAGGCATCGTAGGGCATCTCCCCGGCGAGGTCGATGCGGATGTCCTGGTAGCAGTGGTCGATGACCGTGTGTAGCTGCCCTTCAGCCCGGTAATCCGGGTTGTAGTGCCGCATGGCGCGGTGACGAAGCATGACCTCCTGGACCGCTACGCACATTTCCCGGAAGGCATCCACGCTGACATACGACCCGATGTCCACCTGGGTGTCCAGGATGTAGTCGATGTAGTAGTCCGGCACCCGCTTGGGTTCCGCCAGGTTACGCAGCTCCGTCCAGGTCGGCAGCGGGATCCGCCGGACCCGGTTGGCCGAGAGGATCGGCACGGTTGGCAGTTCGATGTCGATCGACTTGTTGTACGCGTACAGGTAGAAGATGAACGCGTTCTTGGCCGAGAGGCGGTAGACGTCCCCGTTCGCCGGATTGGTGAACGTGACGACGGTGGTGTACCGGTCAAAGTGCGACAGGTAGAGCCAGTGATTCAGCAGCACGTCCGACAGAGTGAAGGGTTCGGCATCCGTCCGGTCCAGGGTGTTGGATTCCAACATCTTGGTTGGCACCTGACTCCACAGTGAATGGGTCATGGCCTGGCGGGTGTGATCCAGGTTCTCATCCCGGAACTCAGGGTTGTCCCGCGCCAGCGGGAGTTCCATGTCGAACGCTTCATCCAGGGTCTTGACCCGTCCACCCATCGCCGGTGCGATGCCGTTGATCGGCGTGCGCACCATCTCGATGGTCGGGGTCAGGTCATCCGGCATGTTCTCGTAGTTCTGCGTCAGGTCATAACCGACGAGGCTGAAGCCTCGATCGGTCAGCACCTTCTGGGTCACGCCTTCAAAGATGTCCTGACGACCCAAGTTACGGTTCAGGTACCGGATGTTCCGGTACAGCCACAGACGCTGTTTCTGCGTCATGTAGTCGAACTCTTCACCGACCTCGCTGTTGGAAGTCAGGTACTGGCGGATGTGGTAGCTGTGGGCCTGGTCGGTCTTGCACGCGCGTTTGCGCAGCAGGATAATCTGCATGACCAGGGAGCTGTAGAGCACTGTCAGGAAACCAGGGTAGTAGTACTGTTCGAACAGGGTGTAGTCCGGGTTGTACCAGCGCACGAACATATGGTCAATATAGGCTTGCAGACCCGGGATCAGCTGCTGTTCCGCCGCCTCGACCAGCGAGGTGTCGTAAAAGAGGATCGTATGGTCGCCAGCCGCTATGGCTGTCTCGACGTCGACCGGGTTCAGGATGCCATTGATCAGCGCACGCTGGTCCGGATACTGCGCCACCAGCTGTTGGTAGTAGCGCGATCCGTAGTAGTACTCCTTCTTGGTACCCCGGTGAATCGCCAAGGTTTCCTTGGTGAACGGGATCTCCTCGAGCGTGTCGAGCGAGGTCACTGTCATCGGGGTGTCAGATTCGTGGTAGATCCCCGCCAGGTTCAGGTAGTACTTCCAGCTGTAGGGATCGTTGTCATCGACCGCGTAGCCCTTGATCTTGAGCAGCGCGTTGATGGCGGTCGCCGTGTAGGCGTCCTTGATCAGAATCGTGGCTGCCAGCCTGATGACGCTTTTGATATAGAGCCTGTAATAGGCGTTCATGACTTAGCCTCGAACTGAATAAGGAGAGGAGTAGATGAGTACCAACGACCGGACCAGTCGGGTCAAAGTCGAGCAGTTCCGGAACATCACGGATGCTGACAAGGCTCTGTTAGGTCGCCTGACCCAGGACCGTACCCAGCGGAACAAGGGCGATCTGAAGTCGATCGACCTGCTCCCGATCCGCAACGTCTTCCACCGCACGCTGCGCGATGCGTCGGACATCCGGAACATCTTCCAGACGATGCCCGACCTGAATCTGCCCCGCGAGATTCTGGTCAGCGCCATCTGCTCCCCGGGTGACCTGACCAAGACCACCCTGATCTTTGGTGACGAGATGCAAGGGGTGGACTCGGCGTTGACGAGCAGCCTCGACAATGTCCTGGAGGACCACTTCGTCAACGAACGCAAGCTGGCCGCTGACGTGCCGGAATGGGTGGATGATGCGCTCATCTGGTCGGGCGCTCACCCGATCATGATCCTCCCCGAAGCCTCCATCGACCGCCTGATTTCACAAGGCGTTGGCAATGCCTCGATGGAGTCTGTCGCGAGCTTCGGCGGGGAGTGGGATCACGGCTGGTTTAGGCCAAAAGGCATACTCGGCCTGCGCCTCCCCACCCAGGAAGGCGGCCAATACGCCTCGTTCGAGTCGGCCAACAACCGTGTCAATATGGCCAACATGGCCGACTACCATACCATCAAAACCGTGACGAAGGCCAAGTCGACCGTCACCTTGCCAATCCGGGTGACCGACAACCTGGCAGCATTGCGGATGCCGGCCGTCCAGCACTTCAAACGGCAGAAAGGGATGGAGCGGGCCTATGGGGTCAGCTCGCTGGAATCCCGCCGCCGTCAGCGGCAGGCCGACCTGGAGAAGGTCAGGAAGGCAGAAGGTCAGGATGGGAAGAAGATGCCCAGCAACCAGACCATCTACGATCAGTTCTTCCAGCGTCCGCAGAAGACCTCGCGCAGCCGCCTGGTCGTGGTGCCGACCCTGCGCCAGTCCGAAGGCGACAACAACGGCCACCCGCTGGAGTACCACCTGGCGACTGAAGCGGTGATGCCAATCTGTGTCCCGGGGGATAACACCAACCGGGTGGGTTACCTGGTGATCCTGGACGGTAACGGCTTCCCCGTATCCTTCTCCAAGCGCTTGAATTTCTACGACGACATCCGTCGGGGCGCAGCCGGTCCAGGGACGGGTTCGCAGCAGCAGGTCTCTGGGGAGATCCTGCAGATCGCCAAGGAAACCATGTCGGGCAATATCGCCGATGCCAAGGACTTCGAGATCGACCGCCTGGCGGACCTGCATGGCTCCATCATCGAAGCCGATATCATCGCCCGCCTGAAGTCGGGGGTGATGGGCGGGGACTTCGAACTGGGGCGGACTGAGCAGATCGATCGCCTGATGCTGGCACGGGCCTTCAAGAACCAGCTGACTACGCTGCTGTACGTCCCGGCGGAGCTTATGGTCTACATGGCCTATGACTTCAACGAGAACGGGATCGGCAAGTCGATCCTGGAAGACGCCAAGGCCCTGGCCGCCATGCGAGCGGCGCTGACCGTCGCCTCGGTCATCGGTGCCACCAAGAACGCCATTCCGGGCAAGGACATCAACATCGAGCTGGACCCGGATGACGGTGACCCGGTGGGCACCGCCACCTTCATGGCGAACGAAGCGCTGGGCCTGGCCTACCACACCTTCCCGATGAGCATCAGCTCCACGGTCGGTCTGGCGGAACAGCTCCAGCTGGGCAGCATGTCCATCAACGTCTCAGGCAACCCCCGGTACCCGGAGGTGAAAACCTCCATCACTCCGCGGGAATCCTCGAAGGTCGAAATCGACCCCGAGCTGATGAAACAACTGAAGGACGACATGAACCGGGTGTTCTCCCTGACCTCCGAAATGGTGGATGGGGTAAACTCCCCGGACTTCGCCGTCACGGTGGTGCAGAACAACCTGATGCTGATGAAACGGGTCATGGCCATCCAGGCGAAGACCAACCCCATGCTCACGGACTACGTGCGCATCTTCACCTGGAACTCCGGTCCGTTGGTGGACAAGCTGCTGGATGTCATCGAGCAGAACGCCAACCTGCTGCCCAAGGAATACAAGGAGGATCCCGAAGGCTTCCTGGAAGCCTGGCTGAACACCATCACGGTGAAACTGCCGGAGCCGGAGTCGGACAACCTGACCAAGCAGCTGGAGACCGCGAAGAACTTCAGCCAAGCCCTGGACGAGCACCTGCCGCACTTCATCCGCGAAGAGTACTTCGATGGCTACTCGCCGGACCAGCTGCGCGATGCGCTGCCGACCGTGGTCGCGGCCTGGAAAGGCGTGATCATGCGCGACTGGCTGCGTAAGCGCGGTATCCTGCGCGAGCTGGACGTCTTCACCACGGACGAGGACGGCAAGCCGATGGTGAACCTCGAAGACGAGATGGGTAACCATGTCGATGCGCTGATGAAGTTCCTGGCTGGCTACGGTACCAAGGTGGCGAAGGACGCTGCCAAGCGCAAGGTGTTGCTCGACAAGTTCCTGACTGCGGAAGAGAAAGCCAAGGCACTCGCTGACCTGGCCAATGGCTCCGAGGGTGGGGATGAGTTCAACAGTGCTGGCGGAGAGACTCCGGCCGAAGGGGGTGGTGCAGAGGAAGGTAGTTTCGATGAGAGCGACATGATTCCTGAGGGCGGGGAGGAAACCCCCGGTACGGAGGAAGAAGGTCAATCCACCGAGCCTGAGCAACAGGAAGAAACTACGGAAGAGGAACCTGAACCCACTGAGGCGGCTACTGAGACTCAGCCCAACGAGGAAGAAGAACCCACTCAAGGGAACGAAGAAGCTGGCGGTAATGACCAGGCCAGTGACTTCGACTTCAAGTTCTGATCGAACCCACTCCCGGTTTCGGCCGGGAGTGGTTCTTTATGCTGTTTTGCTTCACAGTAACTTTTTACTAAAGGTCATTATTCTTTGCTCGGCTCCGCCCTCTGCCCGTAGGGCTCTATGCGTTAAACTTAAATAGAGGAGTAGACTCCTAGACCTCCACTAAGGGGTCTAGGAGTGTCTGTATGCTGCGAATATAAAGAATCGCAGTAATACATTGTCCAAGTGAATCCAACCACCCAGAAAGGGGTATAGACCATGAACATCAGCCTCACCTCCGTATTCACCTTCCTCAGCAACCTCTTCACCTCCAAGAAACCCACGTACGAGGTGCCGAAGAAAGGCGAGGTGATTACACCTCGCTACTCCGACGAGCAGATCGACCGGGTCGAGGTCATTGCCAAGACCGAGTTCCTCAGTCACTTTGACATCAGTGCCCTGGATGTCATCAACGGCGGCAACCGCGCCGTGATCATGAGGTTAGGCCTGGAACAGCTGCTGAAGGCTAAGGCTGACCTGGAACCGACGTTCTACCAAGCCCCGGTGGTCCACGCCGGGGTGGAATGGAAGCTCGACGACACCCGCGCCATCCTGTTGGCGGCGCATGGCTACGCCCGGACTGTCCTGGGTGACCAGTACTACGAGGAAACCGGGCTGGACAAGATCTATCACTTTATCCCGGATGGTGGAGTGTGGGTCAATGTCGACCTCGGCGACTACATCGACCTCGGGACGGCCGAGCTGCTCTTCGATCACTTCCTGATCTTCCAGAACAAGGCGGCTGATTCGGACACCGGTAAGCTGGTGATCGAGCTGACTGCCGCCATCAACGACGCCCTCTACCCACACTGAACAGGAGATTCACCATGAATGTACCCAGCAACTTCCTGGTCACTGAAGTAGATTTCGACTCCCATGTCGACATCCTGCCGGTGGAGGGCCGGAACCTGGATGAAAGGTTCAAGGCCATCGTCCTGGGTCTGTGCAAACCCAGCCTGGGTCTGTACGTTATCGATGACGATGTCGATACCTACTCCCGCGGTTCTCTCAGCGTCCTCGAGCTGACCTGCATGGTCAAATCCGAGGAAGGGCTGGCGCTGCTGTTTAAAGCGGCTAGCAGGGCCAAGGAAGCCTTCCAGGCGCAGGACATCCTCACGCACTGCGAGCAATCACCGGTCCGTCTGGAGCTGTACTGGAACGGTGACGAGGAAAACTCTCCAAGCTGGCAACTCAGCCTCGAACTAGAAGCAGGACCTGCCCGTGACTATCGGCGCAACATCGCCATCTTCGAGGAGGTCGTCCTCAGCCTGTCGAACCACTAACCGGAGGTCTGAATGAAAATCGCAATCCTGGCTGTAGTAGCTTGCCTCCTGGTCGGTTGCGGCCAGGTGCGTGAGCAACCCAAGACCCACAACGACCCGCGCGCGGCAATCGCCGCCGCGGTTGCCAAGAAGTAAACGGCATAGACACCCAGGGCTCAAGCCCTGGGTGTCGACACTTCTTTTTTTGCTTACTTCTTAGCCGAGGTGGCTACGGCACCGAGCTGATCGATCAACTTAGCGGTGTTTTCCAGGACCTTGGTGAAGACACTGCTGGAGTGCTTGCTACCTGCGACCATGTCCTTCAGTACCCGCAGCCGGTCTTCCGATCCGCCTTTGGATTGCAGCGAACTGAGTTCGCCTTCCATCTTGCTGACTTTCTGGTTGATCTTGCTGATGAAGTTCAAACCGTTCAGGTAACTGAAGAGGTTGTTCAGGTCCGAGATGCAATGGTCCAGGACATTCAGGTCGACGTTACCTTCGAACTTGGCGTTGTTGTGACTCATGTCACGGTCGATCGCTTGGGCCACTGTCTGGGCCTTCTGAATGATCACGGCGCCATGGACCTTATCGTTCAGTGCCCAGTCCAGCATGTCCTTGAAGTCCTTACCTTCCTTCAGGTAATGGGCATAGCCGGCGATGGACTGTTGACTCAAGGCTTTCTCGTGGAACATCCACCGAGGAAGGGAGCCTTTCACCAGGCCCCGCGGAGCGGGTTCAGCGCCGGACTCGTCTTTCTTCTCCGGCTGCTTAGCCGGTTGGGCATCACGTTCCTTCACGGTCTCTTTGGCCTCTTTCACATCGTCCTTGGCTTTCTTGACCGTGTCATCGACCTTCTTCTTGAGCAGACCGATCTTTTGTAGGAGTTTCACGCCGAGTTCTTTCAGCTTCTTGAACTGTTCCCGTAGCCACTCAATGATCTTGGAGCCGATTTTCTTGATCTTGTCCTTGACCGAACCCGGGTCACCCTCAGCCGACTCGAAGGACGGGACAATCACGCCCGTTGGCAGATCGATCCCTGCAGCCATCAGAACGCTGGAAACGGCCAGCTGGTAACTTTCCATGGAGGGTCGGGAGATCTCGCGACAGTGGTGGTCGGAGAGGGCTTCCATGGCGATCATGACGCCCAGAGCACGTTCCATCGAGCTCTGGACAGCCTCGAAGGATTCTTGGGCCTGTTGCAGTTCATCGACCGGGTCGACAAAACCGACATCGGTGGTGAGACCATCCGGGTCAATCTCCCCGGACTCGATCGCGTAGTTCCGCAGAGCATCGGCAAGACTCAGAGACATTAGCAGTTTCCTTACACGAGGGATTTGACGTAGCCCGGCAGAAGGCCGCGCACGTAGCGGTTGTTCACCATGTGCGTGCACTCCAGTTTCGTGATCTTTCCATCCGAATTGATATCGAGACCTTTGTTCTGGAGATAAGCGGTGGTACCCTGATTAAAGAGAACAAAGTCAGCTGGTTTCCCAACGCCAATGGGAAGGAGTATGCGTAGGTACAAGTCACTCAGGTCCTTGATCTTACCTGCGTACGGTTTGAAGAACTTCTCGACGTAATCGAGTTGCTGCAACACGGTCATCTTGACCAGTGCGTCCAGCGTGGTACCGACATCGGTAGCCGCATCCTTACCGAACTGGATCAGGCCGTAGTACGGTGCACCGGCGCCATTCTTGATCGACGGGGAGAAGGTCCCGCCGGTCTCGAAGGCCATGCACGCCATGAAGTCGTTCAGGCAAGTGTACGGCAGACCGAGATTGGTCACCATCTTCGCTACCCGGGCTATTTCGGCGTCAGTGAGCTTTTGACCCCAGGTAACGAGCTTGGTACCGTACGGCGCCTGAGGGCTGTGTAGCGAGCTCTTACAGGCCTCCAGGGCCGCGGTGGACAGCTTGCCCCACAGGCCATCGGGTTCACCGCAGTTGAACCCGAGCTGAGTCAGCAGTTGTTGCGTTTCATAGACGGTCTTGTTGCCATTGGCGGCGATACCCATGGTCAGGCTCCTTGTTGCGAACGGATGTAGGTGAGCGCGGCACGAACCGCGTCAGCCGGGTCTTCGGTGAAGTTGGTCAGGGTCACCGTGGTACCTGCGCCTTCACCATAGACCACGGTGAGGCTCAGGCTGGTGCGTGCCAGGGGCTGACCGAGACTGACGCCGTAGACGGCCTTGAGCTCCACCGACTGCAGCTTGGCCCACTGCCCCATGACGGTGACGAAGGACTGTGCCTGGGTCAGGACCCGTTGGAGCTCTTCATCCGTCAGCTTCGCCGGCTCTTCGGCGTTGAGGTAGCACTTGCGCAGGCTGTCCTTACCCCAGTACTCGACGAGGATGGGTTTGGTCACCATGCCCCGGGTCAGGCAATCGAACCATTGCGTCCCGTCCGGGGCGGTGAGCAGGGTACCGTTCAGGTAGTCCTGGGCCGAGACCGGCGCCTGGGCGTAGGCCATGACCTGGTACTCCAGGCGACCCAGGGCACTCGCCGGCCCATTGAGGGTCCAGCGGGCGGCGTGGATGCGCGCATAGCGCGGCGCGGGGTCATGGAGCAGGAAGAGCCCTCGGTCCTGCCCGTTGTAGGGGTTGGTGGACTGGACGTTCGTGGGGTATTCGGGAACAGGTTGCATGGGGACCTCGGCGGGTTAGAGGGGTTTCCAGGCGGCACCAAAGGGCACGATGGCGTCGTAGTCACCGGAGGAGACCGGAATGACCGACCCCAGGGGCTGATCGCTGATGCGGAAGGTGTCGATACGGATCACGTTCTTGAAGCTCTTGGAAGCGATTCCACTAGCATTGGTCGTGACCGTACCCAAGTACATGATCGCCACGCCTTCAGGCGGGGTGTCGGCCCGGCACTGGTAACTCATGACCCCGAGCTTGGTGTAGAGGTAGACGTAGAACGTCTTGTTCGCCGGGGAAGCGTCGATAGTCCTCAAGTCCAGGGACCAGGGCTGTAGCAGCCCTGGCGTTCCGGAGAGGATGACGTTCATGGCGCGGTTACAGTTGATCGTCCACCCATTCGCGACCCACGCGGCGTTGGTCTGGTCATCCGTGAGGTCATCGCCGATCCCGTATGTCGAGACCGGGATGATGCCCACGGGGACCTTACCTGCCAGGGTGTTGCGGATATAGGTGTCACTGCGCGATCCGATGGAGGCGATGGTTTCCTGGTGCGGGTTGTCAGTCCGGGCGACGTGCGCAGCGAGATCACTACGGGCGGGGGAGAGCAGGTCGCTGGCGGTCTTGCCGCCGATGGTATCGGCGTTGTCGGCTTCGGTCGTGTGGATGCGCGTACGCAGCAGCAGACGGCGGAGTTGATCCTCCATCTGCCAGAAATAGCGTTTCGTCAGCACCCGACCGAGGTTGGGTCCGGCCATGGGCAACTCCTGTTACGACGCGAACCAACTGGACGCCAGCGCCGCTGTGGTCGCCGGGGTCCCGGCGGTGGCTGGAATGGCCTTGCCCCGCGGGTTCTGAGTGATGATCGCATGGCCCAGTCGGAAGATATCCCCGACCAGTGTCAAGACGACCGTGTTGCTGATGACCTGGGCATGCCCCAGGATGATGGTCGCCAGGTCCTCGAACGCGAGGGTCGCCAGCGTGAGCTGACCGACCCGTGCATCCGGCGGACCGGTGACCACGACCTTGAAGTACTGCTTGCCCGTGGTCCCGCTGAGGGTGAAACTCTTCCCCTGCACCGTGATCGGTCGACCCATGTACAGCATGTCGAAGGTCGGGAAGGTGACCACGCCATTGACGTTGGTCACGTTCAGTGCCTTGATCTGGGTGAAGGGGAAACCCGTCCGTGGGTAATAGAGCGGTGTCAGGCCATCGAAGGTGGCCTGGGTCATCCCGCCCAACTGTGTCAGCGACAGACCGTGCGCACCATGGTCCGCGACGTGCGCCGCCAACTCCTGGTCGATGAGGTCCTGGAGTTGGCTGAAGCTGTAGCCGCTGACTTTGTCTGCCACTGTCTTGTAGATGACGTTGTCTTCGTACTTGCCGAGCAAGCGGATGATTTCGTCTTTCCACTGCTCGAAGTGCGTTTCCAGCTCCTCGGTGACGCCAGGAAGAGGCATGGCTTATCTCCAGTTGAAACGACCTGCCGTGGCCGGCACCCCCGAGGTGAGCGGGACGGCCTGACCGCGGGCGTCGGGCGACAGCAGCTTACCGCCGATGGCGACGCGCTTGGTCACGTTGATGACGGCGATGCCGGAGCTGTTGGTCTGGATATACCCCAGGTACAGCTGGCCTTCGTAGCCCGTCGGGATCGCGATGCTCTGCGTCAGCAGGTACGACAGCACCCCATTGAGTCGGGTGAGCCAGACGTAGATCATCTTGTTGGCATCAGTTGTCGGGTTGAGGGTAAAGCTGGTCAACGGGACTTCCTGGTACAGGCCATCCACCATCGCCGCCGTGGGATCGGCGAAGTACACCGTCCAGGCCGTGACCGTTTCCTCCGACAACATGACCTTGACGTTGGCCGGCTGACCGACTTTGATCATGTAGTTGTCCAGCGTGTCGGTCGGGAAGTCAGACGTCGCCACCAGTGTGCCCACGAGCTTGGTGCCCGAGTCGATGGTCCAGCGTTCGTTCTCCGCCGAGGCACAGAGGAACATGCCGTGGGTCGGGAAGTTCAGGAAGCCTACTGGCGAGCTGTTGGGGTGGTTGTAGATGACGTTGCCGAAGGACGACCAGCCACCTTGATATTTCAGCAGCATCGTGTAGCCGATGTGGTCGCCGGTGGTCTGCGAGCAGATCGACGGGATGATGCCCAGCACAAAGCCGCCGGTGACACGACGGATCGCGATCTGCGGCGAGCTGACGTACGCCCGGTTCAGGTAGAGGACATTGTTCATCGTGTTGCTGACGGTCCAGGACCGGACACTGGTCAAGTCCACCGTCAGGCCATTGATCTGCTGACGCGTACCTGACAGGTTCAGCGTGGCGATGAACACCCGCGCCGTCCCCGTGGTATCGACCACCACTCCGTAGCAGAAGGGCGGCAGGTCCGTGTACCGCTGCGGAACGACCACTTCCAGCCACCGGTTGATTTCACCGGGGTATGGTTGGATGTTGTTCTGCCGGATGGTGACACCCAGGGCCGTGAAGCCTGCCACGATGGTGTCCAGCAACCCATCCCGTGCCGAAGGCGCGATGATGATGTTCCCCGAGCCATTGAGGTTCCCGTCTACCGCCGCGTACTTCACCGTGGCGGTGTTGAACGTGATGTCGAACCGCCCTTGGTGAACCAGGCTACCGCCGGCATCGGACTCGTTGACCAGCGTCCGCGGATCCTTGACGGTCGCCGACAGGTCACGTAGGAATGCCCGATCGGCCGTAGGGGCAAAGCCCAGGACGTTGAAGCCGCCAATGGATTTGTAGGTATAGCTGAGGCTGCTGGTGTAGCCGACCCGGTACGCCAGGCCATCCACAACGGCATTGTTGTACCAGTTCTGGTTGGCGCCCACTTGCACCGAGTCACCGATGTTCCCGATGCTGCGCATCTGGAAGCTGACCGAGCTGGCAAAGCGACTGAGGAACGGCGAGGAGGTGTTAGTGACACGACTGACCCGATCCGCGAAGATGTCTTCGAGGTTGGTCGATGCCATCTTGTGCATTTGCACAATCCGTCCTGTCTTGGCCACCCAGGTGTGGTGTGTGAACACCACGCCGTTCTCAGCGAAGTACGCCCGAATGGCGTTGTCACCATCGACCCCGACCTGCCAGCCATTGACCGCCCGGGAGCGGAACTGCGCCGGAGCGTTGGTCAGAATCAGGGAACTGGCCGTGTACCCGTAGACCAATTTCTCCACGAAGTACTTCGAGACGTCGATGACCTTATTGTCCGGGATCTCGAACTCGAAGCACAGATGGACCCGCATGTCCGCCAGGCTGTTGTCCACCTTGTGGCAGTTGATGTACCACTGCCCCATCATGATGGCTTTGCCGCTGGACAGCAGCTTGGCGTAATTCAACGGGATGGAGACGTTAGCGTTCCCGAGGCTCAGGGCATTGCTGTCCGTGACCCCAACAACGTCAGTGTAGTTGTTGACAATGAGCAGGTCATCCGAGGTAATGGTACCGCCCGCGCCCCGGTTGATGGTCCAGCCCTTCTCCTGGGTAGCGCCGTTGAAGACCCCACTGATCAGGTCGTTCTTGTTGAGCGACCAGACGCGCCAGCGTAGCTGCGCTACGTCAGCGGCGGTGTAATCCACCCGGGTCATGATCCAGAGCTTGCTGCCCTTGATGAATGCACAGGGGCAGCCGCGCAGCGTCAGGTTATCCGCCTGGCGCACGTCGAGGAAGTTCCCCTCGGGGATGATGATCCCCGTGTGCTTGGTCTGGTCGAAGGTGTTGTTGGTCAAGCTGATAAAATAGCCAGCCCGTGCACCCGTGGACTTGTTCATCATCAGCCCGATGATGACATCATCGTTGCTGTAGAGCACGCTCATGGCTTGCAGCGTCGACGGGAAGTACGCTGGACTGTAGCGGGTGTTGGTCATTACCGGGGATTCGAGCCGGGTGGTGTTCAACGCGTTTCGAACGTAGGAGTAGTAGACCCCAGCCGACGAGCCGTCCGTCCCGGTCCGCAGGATCATCAGGGTGCCATTGTCCTCCAGGAACATCCCTACGGTACCGTAGGGCGCCCAGTTCATCGCCGACTCGAAGGATCCCGTCACCGAGGGCGGCAGGTACTCCCGATCGCCGTAGAACGACAGCGGTGCGCTGGAGTTGACATCCAGCAGAGCCGCCAGGTCCCCGTCGATCTTGGCTGAGCCGTAGGTTCCCAGGTCTGCCGGTGTGGTACCGTGGACGTTCTGCCCCAGAGTGGCAATGTGTTGACGGATCTTCTGCCGAAGGAGCTCGGTGGCCATGTCCGAGGTCATGTCCTCGAGCGTCTGAGCATCATCCAGGTGCGGCACACGGACGAGCACGTTCGACAACCTGCTTTTGATCTCGTCCAGGAAGTCGCCCATGTGCGACCGGATTTGTTCTAACCTTTCGGCGAGAGTCATGACAATCTCCTGGCAAAACGATTACAGCTGACTGAGCTCGATCGCCGCGTCACGGAAGAGGTTGGAGAGGCCGTCACAGAACTGGTCCAGGCCATCGAACTTGGCACCGATCTGATCCAGCAGCAGTTGGCGCGAGGCAGCATCGCCTTCACGAATGGCAGCAGCGACATCGTACTGTGCCTCGACCATGTACTTCAGGCCGTAGAGGTCGTACGCATCGTGCAAGTGCGGGGCAGGGACGAACTGGGACGGTACACCTACCAGGTCACCCCAGTTGACCGGACGGTTGTCCAGGGCGAGTTCTTCGATGGCCTGCTTGATGGCGTAGGTCGAATAGGAGAACTCGCCCCCGACGAGCTGTGCCGTGAAGAGGATACGGGTACTGACCTCGGGGTTGACGATCTGCACCGCAGCATAAACAGCCTGACCGGTGTCATCCGCCGCTTCCCGGTAGTAATGGACCAACCGGTAGTCTTCCACCGGTACCAGCTCACGCCCGGTGATGCCGTCCTTGAGGACGACACTGTTGCCGAAGAACGGACCGTAGTCGGATGCGAAGATACGACCGGTGGTCGTGCCGATCGTGTGGACCTCATCCGTCACCTTGTTATCGGGGTTGGTACCGAAGAGGTCCTTCTGGTATTTAAAGATGGTATCCGACATGATGTCAGGTCCTCATTAAGTCAACGCGCCAACGATGCGGTTGTTCGGGTTGGTCATGGAGGTGCAGTACGCGTAGTAGCCATCGATGGCATTGCCAGGCGCCGCACCCTGTTGGAAAAGGTTAGTGCTGCTGCCGACGTTGGCCCCTGGGCCGCCCGCCGCCCCTGGGCCGCCGCCGATGCCAATGTGCGCCGTGCCAAAGTTGTTCCACCCGCCCGCATCTGGCGTTGCCAACTGGAAGTTGTCGTAGGTAAACCCGGGTCGCCAGGTGACATCACCTGGATCGCCAGGCGGATACCCAGCGCCACCCCCGCCAGGGGCGTTGTTGTCGTTACTACCGCCCCATTCGGCAGAGCCACCGCCACCGCCACCGCCACCGTAGATATACCCGTTGGTATTATCGATCTGACAGGGGAAGTTCAGCAGCAGAGCGCTGGTGCCGTTAGCCGGCGGGGTGTTGGTCTTGTCCTGGTTGTACCATCCACCTTTACCACCCATCCCTTCCACCCGGCCGTTGTTCACGAAGATCAGAGTGGAGCCGGCTGGGAAGTTGCCTGTGGCCAGGGCCCACAGGCCCGGCGTACCGCCGATGATGCCGTTGTTGATGAACACGTAGGTCCGCGGGATGGTCGGGTTACCGAACAGGTTGTCCATCCGTAGCCCATACCCCACACCGGTAAAGGTGTAGTACTGGATCTGCGGCCAGACTTCTTCCCAGCCACTGGCCGTCTTGACGAGCACCCGCTTCGCGGGAGACCAGACGGTCGCCGCCGTCTTGACGGACGGTTGGTTGACGTTGATCCAGGACGAGGCACCGTTTTTGTAGCTGATGGTCATGAGACCCCCTTAGACCTTGTACCAGAGGTCCCCTACGGCACCTTGGCCCGACGTCGGATCGGCGGAGGAGATGAAGATGCTCCGCTTGCCGTTGCTACCGACCTGGGCATACGCTGCCGCGAGGACTTGCGACAGGTTGTTGCCTTGCAACAGCGCAGAGTCGGCTGCTTGTGCGGTCTTGTCCAGCTTGGTGGATTGCAGGCTGCTGACGGAGTTCTGCAGCGAGGTGACGTTGGTCTCGATATTGGCACAGCGCTGCTGGAGCGCGGTGATGTCGGTGGCCTGGCCGTTGTTGACCTGGATGATCGCGGCGATCTGACCGCCCTGGTTGGCAACCGAGGTGTTCAGGCTGCCGATAGCGGTGTCATGGCCATCCACCCGACCCTTCAAGGTCAGGAAGTCGTTCTGCAGTTGCTGCAGCTGGTTACCCAGGTCACGGATCTGGTCGTTACCGGAATCTTCCAGGCTGGCGATCAACCCATCGACCTCGTCCTTGTTGTACCAGTCCCCGATGATGATCGGCGGGTTGTCCAGCCAATCTTGGGTACGCTCACGGATCGCCGCGGCGACATCGTAGGTGGCCTGGATCAGTTCGGCAAAGCCGGTCATGTCCTCGGCCGGGTGGTTGTGGTCGATCGGTGGGAAGACGTTAGGCTTGCCGGAGACCTCGTCGTAGGTGACCAGGCGCGGGTCGACGGCGCGGTTGGAGAGGATCTCGAGGATCTTGTTCTCATCCAGGGTCCATTCGCCACCGAGGTTTTGGTAGATCAGCTGGACTTCGCCGGAGAGGGTACGGTCATAGAGCAGGACCGACAGGTAGACCCCGCCCTGAATACCCTGGAGCTCGTAGGACGCGGAATGGAACTTGTGGCCGGCGGCCCAATCAGCACCGCGTACCAGCGTACGACCGGTCGGGATGTGGATGAGCTGCAAGGTATTACGGTAGTACGGCCCCGCCTTGGGGATGATGAAGTGATAATCCAGCGGTTCTTCCGGCGGGTTCAGCGTCTGCCGTTCGTTGGGGATTTTGTTACTCGGCGCCTCACCCGTCGTGTCCAACGGATACAGGTACGCGAGCGGATCGGTTCCGGCCATTTGTGAATTCTCCATTAACGTATGGGGCCCGATACCCTGATTTCAGGGTGGTCGAGCATATAATTTTACCGTTTCGAGGCGCCAGACATGTACACCTGCGTACGGGGTATCCTTCGCCAACGCGGCGAAAATCAACGCCTGATCCAAGCCCAGGTGGGCGACCGTGCGCTACGGGCGCTGATCACCGAAAACAGCTATGTCTGCCTGGTCCTGACACACCCCGCCCTCGACCACGAGGTCGGTCTGGATCTGGCTGTCGTCGAGTCCCAGATCTACCGCCTGCTGCCCACGCTGACCGTGGACCAGTGGCTGCTGTCCCTAGGCGCGACCACGCTGCCGACCACGGACGTCGTCCCCACACCCACGGCAGCGATCGTGCGGTACAACAATGCCTTGGTGGCAGGCTATAACGTCCAGAAGGTCCATCCCCTGGAAGGGGACGGTAGCGACATCTCGGACATTCGCCTGACTGATCTGCGGATGACCCGGGCGGACACCGATTACCAGCTCTTTGCGGAACACGCCCTGGTGACCGTGAACGGGCTCTTTCACCTGACTGACGGTTCGGCCCGTGGCATCCAGGTGACGGACGGCGGTCGGTCGATTCGTCACTCGAACCGTAACCAAGTGGGGATCTGGAGCTTCCTGGAGGTCGGTGCGCTCAAGTGCTACCCGATCACGGACGAGATGATCGTTCCCCGAGGGGAGAACCCGCTGCGCAATGGTTTCTCGGTGGTCGTACCGGGGGAAGACTTCACCCACAAGACGGTCCTGCTGTCCCTGGGCGGGGTTCTGCACTTCGTCAACCAAAACTACCGGGTTGTGGGTGACAATTCGATCATGATCGAATGGTGGAAGCTGGACTTCTTCCACCGCTATTACTTGATCCGAGACCGCATCGACTTGTCGAGCTTCGACGCGCTCCAGCCGACACCGGTGAATAAGCCCGATACCCTCGACCTGAACCTTGCGCTGATGGACGACGCCATCCGGGCGTTCATGAAGCTCTCCCAGACCTTCGTGATTGTGGTCGATGCAGAGAACTTCTACGTCGACCGCCACCCGTTGGAAGCCACCCGCCTGCCAGGGCGGTACCTGTCCTACGCTCGTCCCCAAGGACCGCTCCAGTTGGAGAACGGTCTGATGTCGGAGTACATTGCGATTCTGGAGCAGGGCGGGACCTACGTACTGGCCGTGGATGAGAATGTCATCTCGCGCTACCACGAGGACACCCGCCCGGCGGGTGACAGTGACTTCTACAACGGTCAGCGCATCTCCCAGTTCCCGCAGTTCTATGGGGCGGGCTACTTGCTGGAGATGGGGCGTGAGTACGTGACCACGACCTAGGCGGCATACACCCACCTACCCCGCGGGGTAGGTGGGCTCCTATGCTGTCACAGTAACGGTAAGGACATCCAGGAATTGCCATTGGCGATGTGACCGCAGGAAGCCTGGCAGCCGCTGCACACCACGGGAATGCCGTTCCAGGTGAACCAGGCCGTACCTTGCGCCATACGCGGCGCGCTGTGCGCCCCGTTACCGTGGCCGGCTACGGCATCGTTCAGCAGTGAGATGGGTTTGCCCAGGATGGTCCAGGTGGTAGCCCCTGGACCTTGGATGACGCCACCGGCGATGGATTCGCCGACCAGGGAGATTTCGGCCATTAGGTGGTACCTACGAAGTTCGGAGTCTTCAGGGCGGTCATGGCACCCGTCCAGGTCATGACCGACCCGCCACCATCAATCTGCGCTTGGTTGGCCGCCTTCACCGTAAAGTTGCGGCCACAGGTGATGTTGACATCCCGGTCGGCTTTGAAGGTGAAGTCTTGGGGCGCGTAGGCGTTGATGTCCTTCTTGTCCAGCTTGACGAAGGTCCCCTGGGTGTTCTGCAGGTGAATGAGGGACAGCTTGCTGACCAGGGTGATGAAGTTCCCGACGTCGTCATTGAGCTGGAAGAGGCCTTCCGCCATGTCGAGGAACATCTCGTACTGGTAAGGCTCACCGTCGGCTTTGCAGCTGGAGAACGCCAGCCGTTTGCTGTGAGTCGAGAATTCAATCCAGTAGGTGTTATCCGCCGTGAGCAGGGTGTCATTCTCATCCCGCGTGGCGGAGATGGCGAAGATGACGGTTTCCAGCTTCCGCAAGTTGTCATCCATCCCCAGGCTACGCCAGTAGAACTTGTCGGCATCGGCGACTTGGAGGATCTCTACCCGTTCACCGCGGCGTACGTCCGGCGGGGAGAGGCGGTTGGAGCCGCTGGGGAGCCAGTCGCATTCGATGATCTGGTCGGCAATGAAGCCGCCCTGGCTGGTCACGCCATCCTGGTCGGTGGCAGAATACTCCACTTTCACCGGGTTGGAGGTCATCTCCCCATCGTGCATGGCAGTCCATTCGACGGGGATGACGGTGATGGTCCCGGGGTTGGCCTTGGTGTAGATCCCGGGTTCCCGGTTACTGTCGACCTTACCCAGCGCCACCGTTCGGAATGCGGACGTCTGCATGAGTCACCTTTAAGTTTTAATGAGACGGCTAATACTACACTGGCCAGACTGTTGGAGTCTCCAATGTATTACGAATACGCACGCAGTGAGGGGTGCAACCGCTTCTCGATCGCTGGACGGCGATCGATTACCGTGACCCCTACCGCGAAGACCCAGATGATCCTGGGGACTAATGGCTCGGGGAAATCGAGCATGCTCTCGATCCTCTGGTCACCCTTCCCGGCGAGTCCCGATGACTTCGATGGGAATGGGGAACGAGAAGTACATATCCTCCATAAAGGCCACCGGTACGAGATCAAGGAGACCTTCGGGAATCGTAACGTCTACTCGTTCCAGAAAGATGGCGTCGAACTGAACCGCGACGGGAAAGTCACGCCGCAGTGGGCGTTGTGCGAAGAGCACTTTGACTTCGACCGCAGCCTGCACGACCTTTGGGTCGGGAAGCTACGGTTTACAGACATGTCCCCGCAGAAACGCCGAGACTGGATCGCCAAACTGTCCACCCTTGACTTCGACTACGCCTTCCAGGAATACGACCGTTACCGTAAAGGCCACAGTAAAGCCAAGGCGATCGTGGAGCACCTGCAATCCCGGATCAATGAGGAAACCGACCGCCTGATCCGGGAAGAAGACCTCATCAAGATGCGCGAACATGTCCAGGAATTGCACGATACCCTGGATGCCTTGATGCGGGAGCCGCGCTCGAACCAGGCGCCGATTCCGGAAGCGGAAATCCGTGAGCAGTTCGACAGCGTCTGCCGGCGCATTGAGGGATTCCTGACCAAGGAGTTCCCGGTGGTCGGAGACCTGACCCAGGACCTCGCTGAACAGACCGAGAAGATCAACCAGCTCAAAGGCGAGCTGACCGCCCGGGGCGAACGGGTTGCAGAGCTGGAGCAACGGTACCTGCGGATCGCCAACTTGCTGGAAGGTGACCCCGAGGTCATCGAACGGCAGATCGTTGACCTCAAGGCCGAATTGGCGGCGTTGGAAACACGCCGCCTTCCTGTCCCGGACGAACTCCTGGTCCCCGCTGAGGACGCACTGATCGAACTGCGGCAGATCCTGGTGAACCTGCCGGACGACTACGTCTCGCAAGGCGAGGTCGCCAAGATCCTCCAGGAAGCGCAGATCAAACGCCAGAAGGCGAACAGGATCGAAGGGGCGATGCGGGAGATCACGCTGGAGATCGACCACATCAAGCGCTGTGCCTCGGCGACGTGCCCGCAATGTTCCTACGTCTTCAAGCCCGGGATCGAACCCGGGCGCCTGGAGATGCTGGAAGGTAGGGCAGCCAAAGGCACGGAACACCTGGTCAAAGCGGGGTGTGAGGCCAGTGAAGCGGAAGACTGGCTCGCCCAGACCTCGGAGAAGGCCAACCTCTTCACCGCCTTGGAGCAGATCAAGGAGCGCTACCGCCAGTGCAGCGGCCTCTGGATGCACCTGGACAATTGCGGGGGTCTGCAAAAAGGCCGCGGTCTGCTGCACGAGCTGCCGCGCTACGAAACGGCGGTGGACCGGGCGCAACAGCGCACCCGGGCCAGCAAACGTCTGGCTGAGCTGGAAGCGGCCATGGCACAGTGGAAGCAGGAAGCCGGCGGTAACGCGCAACTGTTGGAGGACCTCACGGCAGCCCGTGAGGCCTACACTGACCTACACGCCCGGTATCGAGTAGAGGTCGAGCGCTGGCAGGAGCTGGACCGTCAGCTGAAGTACGAGGAGAGTTGGAACACCCTGGCACAAGGGGCGCAGCAGGAGTACGAGAAGCTCCAGGCGTCCTTGAAGGTCTTCATGCACCAAGCCATCGACCGGGACCGGGAGGAACTGATTCGCAAGACCCGGACCACCCTTGCGATCAACGAGCAAGCGCTCTCGGAGAACGAGGTAATTGCGGCAGTGGTCAAGGACTTGGAGAACCAATTGGCCAAGGCCTTGGTGGAAGAGGAGGCGTATCGCCGGCTGGTCAGTGCCATCTGTCCGAAGACGGGACTGATTGCCGAGAAGATCACCGAGCAAATCGGTGCGATCGTCGGTAAGATGAACCAGCTCATCAGCACAGTCTGGGGTTATCCGCTGTACATCAAGGTCCCTGAGGCCGATGACTCGGACGTGACGTACAAGTTTCCCATGGTCGTGGATGGGCGACTGCGTAACGACATTGCCGAAGGCAGCAAGTCCATCAAGTCCATCGTCAACACTGCTTTCCAGCTGGTAACGTACTATTGCCGTGGCCTGGTGGACTACCCGTTGTACCTGGATGAACCCAGTGAAGGTTTCGATGAAGTGCACGTCCAGAACCTGATCCCTGTGATCAAGGACCTGGTGGACAATGCGCGCTTCAGCCAGATCTTCATCATCAGCCATGACATCGATGCGCAGACGGCCTTCCCGAATTCGCAGACGATCATCATGGATGAACGGAACATCCCAAACTACCCGTACGCCTACAACCTCCACGTCGAAGTGGCGTGAACGACATACAGCCCCGGGCTTGGGCCCGGGGCTGTATGCTGTCAGGTGACGTTCTGCAACTGCTCGATCATCGCGATCAGCTCTTGGTTCTGTTGCTTGAGCTGATCGACCTGCGCCTGCAGGGCGAGTTTGTCGGTGTAGTCTGTGGAGCGGTTGACAATCGCCGCATTGCGTGCGGCGGTGTTCTCCACGTACTGCTCCTGGGTGATGGCCTGCGTGACTGGCGCGGTAGCGATGGTCACATCCGATTCCACCCCGGTATCATCCGACACGGCCCGCTTCACCGCGTTGATGGCGCGGGTCAGGTCGTAGCTGTCCGGTAACATCCCCATGCTGACCGTCAGGACCACCCAGGAGTGGGGCACCACGCCCATGTTGGGGTAGGACTCGATGTAGGTGTCGGGAACGTAGAGCGGCTTCTGGGTCTCGGACAACAGGGTGATGACGTGTGCACCGGCTGCCACATCCGCCTGGTATTCCGTGTCCGTCAACCCAACCGGCTCGTAGACCATCTTCACCGGATCGAGCCCGCGGCTGATCATTTCCTCAAAGGTACGGTCAGCGCCGGTGTGGTATGCCACGGTTGCCACGGCGACAAACGGTGCCCTCAGGATAAAGAGACCGGTAACGCCCACGGGCGGGGTAATACGTGCCATGACTCAGATCCTCAGCGCGGCGCCGGGGCGGTGGCCGCGTCGACGCTATATTTAGTGACCACCAGCCAGAGGAAGTTGTCGTAGGTGGTGGAGAGGTAAACCACGCCATCGCGCACCAGGCGGTTGTAGCCGTGCGGCACGCCGGTGTTGGGGGTCATGGTTTCGGCTTCCTCGATCATCTCGGTGATCTTCAGCACGAAGTTCCGCGTGACCTCGTTCATGCGCATGAAGTCGACGTGGGTGGTAGGGACGTTGATGTAGTCCGGGAACTTCTTGGCGAAGGTGTTGATGTCGTTTCGGTTCTCAGGCCCACCCACGACCATCAGCCCCACCGACCGGTACAGCGAGGTGGTGGAACTGATCACGCTGTCGATAAAGGCATCGGTGTAGTTGACGCCTTTGCAGAGCTTGTGCGCCAGCTCCATCGCCCCGGTAAAGTCGATGGTCGGCGAGTAGATACCGAGGTCACGCGTGGCGTTCGGGATGGCGTACAGGTCATACCGCGGGATCACGATGAACTCGGTGCTGGTAAAAAGGTCCGGAAAGATCTCCGCCCATTCGTCCCGGGTGTGGCTACTGTTGGCCAGGATGTAATCGCGGATGGCTTCCTTACGGGCATCGAGGTTATCGCCGGCCGCGCCGTAGATCACGGTGTACCAGGGCGTGGACAGGCGGACTTCCGGCGAGCCGTTGACGCTCTTCTGCACCCAGTCGAACTTGTCGAGACGGATGATGGTCTCAGGGGCCGATGCCCGGATGTCGTTGACCCGGTCCAGGATCTCCTGGTAGTCGATGGCGGCAATAAGCGCGGTGACGTTCTCGAGGCTGTCGAAGAACTGGTCAATGCCGACGACCGGCGGTGCCACGTCGATCTCGAACTCATCGTACTGGTTCTGGAAAGACGCATCGGCGAACCAGACCTTCCAGTTGATGTTCTGGCTGTTGTTCTTCGGCGAGAAGACCACGTACTCGGGGTACCAGTAGTTCCCCGAGGCCACCATCACGCCCGACTCGATCAGATCGAAGGTCGACCCGAACTGGGTGATGAACTTCTGCTGGAAGCTGTCCTTGTTCTCGGTGAACGCACCCAGTTGCGCCTGCTGGTGCGTCCAGTAGAGCCCGCTCAGCACTTGCTGGGCGATGGCATCGGTGATGGTGGCGGAGACCCCATCGACTTTGTAGGAGAAGGTGACCAGCTCGAGGTTGACGTACTGCTGGTAGCTGTTCAGCGACTTCTCCCGGGAGAAGGTGCGCGAGAGCGGCGCCAGCTCGCCGACAGGTGCCACGACCCCAGGGGTGTTGACGGCGAGCGGTCCGATCTTGGCGAACGCTTTAAGGATATTCACGTTGTAGTACCTCTGGAAGGGCTTCGGCGGCAAAAGGTATGACCCAGGACGGCAGGGAAACCTGCCGATCTGAGAGGAATCATAAAATATCGAATGCCTGAGGAGTACGGTAGTGTCTTTGACCGGAACCACTGCCTATTTGATTTTCCGGTCAGCCTTCCCGTTCATCAAGGAAGTGCTGCTGGAGGACAAAGGGCTTAAAGAACTCCTACTCGGCAATAAACCTGCGCTGTTGCTTGCCCTGTGCCTGTTGTTTGTTTTTGTGCTGCTGGCCGACACCACCGGCCAGGTGGGTGAGCTGGTGGATAAGAACAAAAAACTGACCAGTGACAACGGTGTCCTGGTACAAACGGTAGCCGAGCAGAAGACCCGAATCACTACCTTGGAAGAAAGTCTCCGTCACAGCACCTGTGTTCCCGGGCCTGAGGCTGACCTTCCTCCACCGAAGTCCCCTGGAACCGGGGGTAAGACCAACCTACGCTCGTACGTTGAAAATCGACTGCGACACTTGGAACGCTAGATCATGCGCACAGATAGATTCAAGGTCCTGATTCAGATCCCTATTCTGTTGCTTGGGGCGTGCGTTCCGATCCAGCCCCAGCCACAACCCAACATCTATATCTACACGCTGACCGATGACAGCTCGGCGACCCACGCCAATAAGCCCCGGCAGCTCGAGAAGCCCGCCGGACGGCGGTCGGCATCGCAGAAGGCCAACGCTGAGATCACCTGCCGTAAGGTCAAGGACGGGAAGTTCAAAGCCCCCACGCTGGACCTCTCGAAAATCCCTGAGGATGATGACGGTGCGCTGATCGCTGCTTTGATGGATCACATTAGTGATCTACGCAAGGAACTGGACACCGTGACCGTCACTTGTAAGCCCGGCAGTTAAACTGTACGCACTCGGCTAATGGTACAGTGTCTCGCAGGGATAGATCGATAATGAACCTGATTGAAGAAGTCGATGGCGCCATCTTGTTCTGCGATGGCGGCTTTCTCCACGACCGGCGGTACGGGGGATGGGGTGTCCACGGGTATACCTACCTTGAAGCCGAGCCCAAGCAAGGGACTGGCAATCCCAAGGCCTTGCCAACGCATTTGGGGTATCGGTGTGAGATCCGTGACGGTAAGTCGGTAGAGGTCGTCGGTGACGGTAACAAGGTCACCGTGGTCAACTACATCGACATCGTCGCGGGTGCACGGGGTAAGGGCAGTAATAACGAGATCGAGCTGTTGGCACTGCAGGAAGCCCTGCAGGTACTGCAGCACAATCCGTTCATCAAGAAGGCTACCATCTTCTCGGACTCCAAGTACGCAGTCCTGGGGTGTACGGCTCACCTGGAGCGCTGGAAGGCGCGCGGGTGGATCACCACGAACGGGGAACCGGTCAAGTACCGCAAGACCTGGGAAGAGGTGATGGAGGTCTATAACGAGCTCAAGGCTCGGATGGACCTGAAGATCGAGTGGTGCAAAGGGCATGCCGGTAACCTCGGGAACGAGAAAGCCGACAAGCTCGCCAGCCGCGGTGTAGTGCTGGCTGCCAAGGACGATCCGGAAGTGATCAAGGAAGTCAAGGTGGCTCAGGGCTACTGGAAGAAAGCCTACGAGGTACCACGGATTCTCCAGGCCCCTCGGTGGTACTTCTCCACGAAGGACACCGATTTCGTGAAGCCTGACGGGCGCCACGTTTATTACGTCGGCACCCACGGTACCAAGGACAAGGAAGCTGACCTGCCGGGTAAGCGCTATGCCGATAACGTGTTGGGGGTGGTACGGGTCTTAGAGCCAGACCCGGTCATGGAAGCCTTGCGTCAGTCGGCCATTGCGCGTGACGACCGGCAGTATGGATCGGTGGTCGTCGGGTCGCTGGACAACATCTTCTCGCCACGCATTTATGCTGAGCTGATGGACCACCGTGTCCGCTTCATGAATGAGCACAAGAAACGCCTGGATATCCTGGATTCCAAGAACCTGGTGATCCTGGAGGAGGTAGTACCGGTCGGCAAGAGTTTCCGACTGGCCAACACCTGGCGGCTGCTCGACAAGATGCTGGATGAGGTCCTGGCGGGGGATGCATCTTACCGCATCACCGAGATCACGGACTTACTCTATGAGGCGCCCGACGCTAAGAAGGGCGTCCGTAAGCTGAAGTCGAGCATAAGCCAGGTGACGAAGTTCCTCGATGTTGAGACGGAGTTCAACCTGGCTCGTGCGAGTGCTGAAGCACAGCCATTCCGTGCAAAAATCCGCTTGATCGTCGGTAGTGACATCCTCACACGCAACCAACTGGCCGCTCTGGGCGAGGAGATACAGAGCGTCAAGGTGGTCACCTGGAGGGAGTCCGACAACGTAGGTCGTTACGCCACTTTAGTCGAGCTGAAGTCAGGGGACGTTGGACTCTGGGCTCGGTTTGAGGCAAATATCTACCTCGCGGTCAAGTGATCTTCCATCTCGACTCGTAGAGGGTTTCTCTATGAATGGTGACCGTCTCCCTGCCGGGCAGATTGACACGGAGTCACTCGCTTCGCAGGACGCGCCAGCCGGAAAGATCGCCCGCATGAAATTCCGCTTCAAGCGGATGCTCTTTGTGGGTTCGTTGTACTTTGGGGTGGTGGGCAACAACCGCCCTGATGAACAGGAACTGGATACCGTCAACCATCGGTTCGATCTGGCCTCCTCACCTCAGGCGCTGCTCTTCCCCGCAGCAGTGGCTGTACTGTTGTGGAAGGGCTTTGACCTGACGCATGTCCTGGAGCAGTATTCCCGGGACCAGATAACGCTCCAGCAGTTGACCCGGGAGCTTATCACCGCAGCTCCTACTTGGTTGCAGTACGGCGACAAGACGGCGATCGCCCGTGATGTCAAGGCAGTCTTTGATTGCCTCTGTGCGGCGTGAACGACATACAGCCCCGGGCCTGCGCCCGGGGCTGTATGCTGTCAGGCTTTGGTCAGCTCAGCGATGTTGGTGAGCAGGGTGTCGGAGAGATCCCCCACGCCATTGGCGACCATCGAGGCAACGGTGGCGGTGACGCCCATGCGGTAGATGAGGTCGGAGAGTTGACCGGCGATCAGGCCGGCTACGTCTTTGGTGGCGTCCTCACTGACGGTCTTGCGCAGTTCCTGCACCAGGTCTGCCAGGCGATGGATCTGCGATTGGATACCCACCAGGTCCACACGCACCAGGCGGGTGTTCAGGTCGTGCACCTGGTCGTAGGCTTCGGTGAACGCCGCCAGGTTACCGGCGACATCGGAGAACGGTACTTGAACACGGGTTTCGTTCTTGTAGTTCGCCAGCAGGGCGTCGTACTGATCGCTGGTGGCCAGAGTCAGGTTCTTCTCCAGGTCGCGGATACCGGTCTGGGCCTTGAGGCGATCTGGCTCGTTCAGGATCTGTGCGATCTTGACGATGGCGAGCTTGAGGTCCTTTTCCAGGCCTTCAATGGCCGGCATGACGGCATGGACGTCTTTCAGGTAATCGGCATAGGTGGCCGAGAAGCCGACCGGGACGGCGATCAGCTTGGTGCGCAGGTCCTGGAAGCCAGTGTCGCGCAGGTGCGCCAGTTGGCTCTGGTTGAGCTTGACTTGACGAGCCTTGTAGTTGCCCAGCTTCAGACCATTGAGAAAACCGGAGGCGCTGTCCAGGAAGCTGTTGAAGGTGCCCTTGGCACCGTCGACGATGGTCTGCAGACGACTTTCGGTCGAGAGCAACGAGCCGACCTCGATGTGGTACTGCAGGGTGTTGATCTGAGATTCAGCGGCTTGCTGAAGGAGGTCAAAATGAGACATATCTCGTCACTCCAGGACGGTAGAAAGAAGGCCACATAACACTTTACCGAAGGTGCCATACTCTATGTACTTTTAACTACCCTCTGTGCTGAAAACCATTGGAGTGAACATGAGCTACGCCGACATGTGGCAGCCCGCACCGCCCTTCTTCCCGATGCCAAACACCGGGTTGATTCTCGACGTCTCTGCCGGCCATATGGTCACGGGACACAAAGGTCAGACCATCCAGAACGGCGGTTTCGCGCTGTTCTGGTGTATCGCCGCCCTGCCGAACATGTTCAAGTCGGTACTCGCTGCTTACTGCTCCGGCTGCGTACTGCGGGCTTTCCAGCGCGCTGTCATGCATGCCCACGATACCGAGACTACCATGGTCGAAGAACGTGTCGAGCGCATGACCCGGCTGGCCATGAACATCAAGTTGGCCAACTACCGTGTGCCGGAGAACTTGGTGTCTGAAGGCCGCCTGTTCTTTACCAGCTCCGTGGACTACACGGCCACGGGCCTGCTCAACCTCGTGAAAGATTACGGTAAAAAGCGTCTCAAGGAAGAAAAGCAGATCGACCTTGAGATCATCAACCCGAAAACCAACAAGCCCTACAAGTACTACAACCCGGTCATCGAGTTCTGGGATTCGCTGTCGGGGATGAAAGCCGACAACGCTACCGAGATGCTGGATGACGGCGACGTCGGTACCAAAGACCTGAACATGCTGGCCATGCGCGTCAACAGCGGCAAGAGTCAGATCGTGGAACAGGCACCTGACTTGACCGCCAAGCACGGTATCTACATCCTC